AATGTAGTTCGCATAGTCTGTGGCCTGCTGCGCCATCTTGACGTCTTCAGGTCCGCGAGGCGTGAACTCGACCACGTTCTCAGAGTTGAAGAAAACGCGCATCAGGCTCGGCAGCATGGCGCTGACCGTATCGCGCACCTCCATGGCCACCACCTTGGAGTTGCCCTCCACCTCGTTGCCAAACAGGTCGCCACGGTAGTACTCAGTACCCTTGGCGCGTGTTGGCGACAGGTCGCTGTCCACATAACTGACCGCATCTGTCAGGTCTTGCCCGATGATGCTTTCCAGTTCCGCATCATCCATGGGCTTTGCGGCCACGATGTCGGTGTTGATGACGTTGGTGATGTCTTGCTCGTTCATGGTTCGACCTTTGGATTTAGGACCACAACCATTTTAATTGTGGACAAATAGTATTTGAGGCAACTTTAATGGGAAAAGACCTTCGTGGGCCAGCAAGATGTCCTCGAAATAACTGGCATCCCCGTCATGCGTCCTGTCCCTGAAACCCACCTTTTTGGCCATCTCAGTTCTGACAATGGCCGAACTGACGTCAATTGACCCACGCTGGTAGCTGGTCTCAAAATACGAATAAGGCGGCAAGTCTCGCCCACCAGGCCGATTGTGAGAGTGCACCATGTCAAACAGCACCACATCCCCCTCACCCATTGCGTAGTTCAAATACTCCACCGCCTTGGGGATGAAGTAATTGTCAGCATTGGTCAGCAGCAAATAGTCGCCCGTTGCCTGGTCGATCCCGATTTGACGCAAAGTGTGGCCATAGTCGTTGCACCTTGATGGCGTGCAGAAAAACTCAATCTGCCCAGGCTTGGCATCGGCAAAGTCTTGCATGATGTCCATGAACTCAGCATTCGGCCCATCATGGATCACCTTCAGCCGCCAGTTGCTGGCAGTCTGATTGATCCAGGACTGCACAAAAACGCGCAATTCACCATGGCGCTCAAACGCCACGGCCACCACATCAAGCGTCAAACCAGGCTTTTGCATATTCAGGTCGGTGGGTTAACAGCCAAGGCAATGCTTGGTCGTGCAGCTTCTTGGCGTTAAAGCCAATCGTGTGGCTGCCAATGTGATGCACATAGCTGGCGCTCACAAAATGCGTATAGCCGCGCTTGTTGAGATCCCAGCAGTGGACATCATCCGAATACCAGTTCAGCGGTGGGAAACCCTCGCCAAACGCTTCTTTGTTGATCCACGCCAAGATCGGGCTGACCTCTTCAGCCATCTTGATGTGGGCCTCAGACGGGAATTTGTAAAAGTGCAGCCTCTCGGGCTGCTCAGTGATCCGCACGTTTTGGCATGGCCGCGCAGAGTCACTCCTTGACACCACCCAGCCAGCACGCACGCTGTGCATACTGTTAATGATCCCCACATCCTCCATCAGCACCTTGATGCTGTCAGGCGTCAGCACGATGTCATCGTTGGCCACCAGGCACTGGTCGTAGTCTTGCAGCGCCCTCTTGATGATGTAGTTGTAATCATCGCCAAAGTTGCTGGGCTGGCCAAAGATCTTCAAGGTCGCATCATGCTTTTCAATGACCGACTCAGGGCCATGCAGGTAAACAGGATGCTCTGGTGCGTATTGCCGGATTGATTCCAGCAGCACGCCCAGACCCTTGCCATGCACAGTTGCAATGCAAATGGGGATCATTTCTTCGCCTTGTTTCTCGCAGAGATGGCTGCCGACTTGGCCTTGGCGTCAGCCTTGCTCGATGCGCCCCAAGCCTTGAGTGACAGCAGCAGCCTGGTTGGCTCGCCGCCCTTCATCTCTGGCCCAGGCATATTGCCCATGCGTGCCAAGAAGCTGGCACGCCTTGGGTTATCACCAGACTTCACGGGCGCTTTGAGATTCATGCCCTCGGCCTTGGCACTGGCCCTGCCCTTGGCATTCAGACCACCGCTTGGGCTTTTACCCTCATTGCGCTGCCAAGCTGGCGTCTTCATTTCTTGGCCTTCACGGGCTTGGCCGTTTTAGCCGCCGCCTTAAAAGCCGCAGCAGTGGGAGCGCCTTTGCTTCCAGGCTTGCGCATTTTTTCCTTAGAGCCTCCCTCGATTCGCTCACGTTTTGCAGCAATGTTCGCATAAAGACCTTTCATGATTCGTCCTCCTCATATTCGCCCTCTATGTCCTCACCATCTTGCTCACCAGTGTTGGGGCCACCCACCACCCATGCATCGCAGGTGCGGCTGGCTGCGCACTTGAAATCAAAGATCTCGCAATAGCCAAGATCGGCCAACTCAATCGTCCCCCATGGGTCAGCCTCCATGCCAATGCCCTCGGCAATGCACTGCTTGATCCCGTCAGACACGTTGAATGCCGCGCAGTTGCCGCACAGGCTTTGCTTGGCGTCATCGGTGGACACATCCCACTGGTCGGCCTTCTTCGCCCAAAACGCGCTGTTGGGCAGTTTTGGGTTTTCAGGGCCATAGGCCGCGCTGGTGATTGCCTTGGCGCGATTCTTCAAGTTCAGCGTGATGTCTTGCGTAGGCATGGGGCAGGCTTGGCCTTCCTCCATGTCATCGCCCTCACGGTCCATGGCTTGTTCCATGGTGCGCTGCATAGTAGCCATTACTTTTTGCTCCTGTTGGTTGCTGTGCGCTGGCCGCGCATGGGCATCTTGGCCTCGCTCATCGCAATGGCAATGGCCTGCTTTGGGTTTTTGACCACCTTGCCAGTGCCACCGCTGTGCAGCTTTCCAGCCTTGTACTCACCCATCACTTTGCCCACCTTTTTCTCGGCTTTACTCATCGGCATAAGATTCTCCAGTTAGTGAATTCCCAGATTATGCGACTCTGGACAGGTTTCGGCGCAGGGGCTGGCTCCATTTGCTGCTGGCCGCCGACCCGTACATCCCCGTAATCGCATCGCTTGCAAACGTCAAGACAAACGCATCGGCCTTGTCAGGACTCGGTAAGCCACGCTTCCTGATTTCGTCTTTGCCCTCAATCTGGATCTTGCCGTTGCTGGTGAAGGTGTAGCGCACTGTGGCCAATTCACTGATCAGCACCTCATCCTTGGCCAGCTTGCAGTCTCTCGCCTCCAGCCAAGCCTTTGCCCTGTACCAAAGTTCAGCCTTCAGATTCCTGTAAGTCCCGCCCATGGCTGGACTCTCGGACACGTTAATCCCCCTGGCCGGCAGGCCCAACTCACGCAGGCGATCCACCACGCCAGCGCCCAAGCCAATGCTGTCCACCAAAATCTCTTTGGGCTGCTGGCTTGGCGGCAGCACGTTGTACTCAGCCACCACAGCCCCCGTCAGTTGCATCAGGTCCAGATTCTTCCAGGTCCGAATGCTCTCGGTCACCACGTTGCCCTGCCGTTTGCACAGCGCAGACCTGTCGCTGCCAAACCGTGCAACGTCCAGACCCCACACCATTGGCGCTGACTGACTCGCCGCCACATCTCGGTGCAGCGCACTTTCCAGCAAGTCCATCGCAATCACCGTATCGTCATCGCCCTTCGGAAATTCCCCGATCACGCGAATCCGATACACGTTGCTGTCCTCGCCGTACCGCTGTGCCATCTCTTTCACATACTCATCACTCACCCGTGGCGAATCGGTACACGCCACCTGAAACGTGGTCCATTCACCAGACAGGCGCGTGTGGGTGTCGTAGAAGAAACCACTGGATCTCACCGGGTTGCCCAGCAGCAGAGTCACAGCGTTGTGGCCGGACATCGAGCCAGCCGCCGCCTCAAACACCTGCTCTGGCACGCCTGACGCCTCATCGGCCACCAGCATCACATACTCAGAGTGAATGCCCTGCAACGCTTCAGGCTGCTCGGCCCTCGATGTCCTGGCAGAGATAAACATCTCAGTCGGTGCAGCGTTGAACTCAATCCTCTCTTGCTTCACAGTCAGCAAGCCTTGGAGTGGGGCAGGCATTGCGTTGATCCACCGCTTGAGTTCAGCAAACATGGCGTCATACAGTTGGCTGGAGGTCGGGGCAGTCACCACCACCTTGACCGGGCTGCGGGTCATGAAGTACCACAGCATGGCCCAGCTTGATGCTGTGGACTTTCCCACACCGTGGCCACTGCGCACGCTGATCTTCCTGTCCCCACGGGCGATTGCTTGGAGAAACTTCACCTGCCAGGGGTCAGGATCTACCCCCAGCACCTCCCGCACAAACAGCACCGGGTCCGGGTGATACCTGTCCACCCACTGCTGAAACACATTTTCTGTTTTTGCCATATGCGTCAATTATGCGGCCAGTTGGCTGGCAGGGATGATGGCCCTGGCTCTCTTCATCCTGATCACCTCATCCACAATGAACAGCGCCTGCTCCATCTCCCTGACCGTGCAATCGTCAAGCTGCTGGTCGTGCAACTCCACCACCACCTTCACCGCCGACATCTCTGGACCCGTGAACAAGAACTTGTCTCTCTTGTAACACCTGACCCCCATGTCATGGATGGCGTCTTGCGCAGCCTTGATCTCCACCGCCCAATCTCGCCCTAGGTCAGCCCTCACCTTGATCAGCGCCTCGGCCACATTCACCGCCGAAATCAGCGCATCCACATCAGACTTAGTTCCTGTCCCATTCAGCATGGCGGCCAGCGCCTCATGCATCTTCAGCTTGAGCGCCAGGCCGGCAGTCGGCAGTGTCCCCACCTTTTTCAGACTCGACTGCACCCAAGCCATGTTGTCTAGCCTCACACCCTTGGGCTTGTAATTGCTCTTCTTACGCATACACCCCACCCACCCAGTTGGTCCTTGGCTTCTTGTGATGCGCTCCCCACTTGGTGCGGTCTTTAGGGTGTGGGCAGTCTTCAGGCACAGGCACTGCTATCCAGATCTTTTCAAACTGCCCACGCTTGCCAGCCCTCCACCTGTCCACATACACGTCTGGCATCGCCCGTAGTGAAGTCCTGACATTGGCAACGTGCATACCAGTGATTGCTGCAATCTCCATGGGCGTCATCCCACCAGGATGCTCACGCAGCAGCGCCCTGACTCTCTGTTGGCGTACAGGGGTCATGGGTACTCCCTTGCTCGGATGGCGGCTGCGCAGGCGTACCCGTGCGATTCATGGTCTGCGTCAGAGTTATCTGTATACCCCTCACACACCTTTGCACACGCCTCTCTTTCGACTGCTGCAATGCTTCGCTCGTACTCAGTCCAATGCTCTTGCGTCCATGTGCGATTGCGCTCATCAGCACGGACAAGGGCTTCAAAGGCTTTGATGGTGCTGGACACCATTTCAGGGTGAATAATTCCAGCCTCACGGGCCATGTCTATCGTGTCTCTCATGTGTTCTTCTCCTTGAGTTTGGCTTCGATGGCGCGGGCAAGGTCGTAAATCCCACTCACTTCGTAGCCTTCTATTTGGTAGTGCAAGTGTTCATTGGCGAGTGGATACACATCCTCATCCGTCAGCCCCGTCCATTGCCGCTGTGCGGGTGGGGTGGTGTAGAGGGCAATCGGCTTGAATTCACTTGATGGCTTCTTCCACCGGAAATACTTGTGACCAACTGCGTTCTCGCACAAATACGCCACAGGCTCCGCAATTGGAGGGTCGTAACGGTAATTGCTGTTGTCTTTCAACACAGGCTCATAGTCCAACCCCAACTCTCTGGCGTTCTCTGCCTTCTTGTCGAGGGCAAGGGCTTGCTTGATAGCGTTGATGGCTTGGTCTTCAATTGCAGCCTGATCGGGATCAATGATTGGATTTGTTGTGTTGCCTTCCAGCGCCTCCAGCGCCAGCTTCAATGCTTCGTCTTTCATGTGTTCCTCTCCTTGAGTTTGGCTTCGATGGCTATGACAAGCTCTGTGATGTTGGTGATTAACAAGCAATCTATTTTGTAAATCTCCTCATCCGTCAGCCCCGTCCATTCCCGCTTTGCGGGTGGGGTGGTGTAGAGGGGAACTGCGTCATCAAAACCCCCACGAGCATAAATACTCGCATCAAAATCGTTAATTTTTTCCAGCCCTTCCTTATGCGCCCACGCCACAGGCTCCTGCACAGGCTCATAGTCCAGCCCAAGTTCTCTGGCGTTCTCTGCCTTCTTGTCGAGGGCTTGCTCCACTGCGCGGCCAGCATCGTAGCCATAGCTCCAACCCATCTCAACCAGATCGAGTTGGTCTTCACTGTAATACTCGGTGCGTGGAACGCCATGCTCCAGCACATTGCCACTCTTCCACTGTTCAAAGGTTTTGTAGATCATGTCACCACCCCCACCAGCCACCAAAGGCCATACATGGTTGAAAGAGAAATGACCGCTGATCCCAGCAGCAGGGTCACCACCAGCGCCACCGGGTACTTGGCCTTGGAGCCAGTTGGCGTGGCTTGCCTCACCGGGCAATCACGGCCCTGATGGCAGTTGCCGTATTCGTCACAGCAGTTCATACACACCTCCCCGCTGCCTGCTCACGCAGCTTGTCATGCGGCTGCGGCTGAGACAGCAGCCAGCGGCTTCCCAGATGGCGAATGCTCTTGATCCACTGCCTCTGGTTGTGCCGACTATTCGGGTATAGCGTCCTGACTTTCGTCAGATATATCGTGTTCATCGTTTAACTCCTGGTTGATAGAAGTTGCAGTTTAAGTCAAGTTGATGAAGAGGTGCAAGTGATTTATGTGATGTACGTCACATTTTTGGAAGGTATTTAGGTGTGAGTCACATTTTGGACACACTTAAAAAATTTTTTTTGGGGATGTTGGTAGATGGGTGTCAAGTACCGCAGCAGCCGCCCCCCGCCGCTGCGGCCCAAGGGGGGGTCGCGGCCAGGTCGGCTGGCGGCAGGCCTGCACCTGTCCACAGGTTTTGTCCACAGTTATCCACAGATTCCTGTGGATAACTCAGAAGCTACACCAAACGTATTCCTAAATCTGTGGATAACTGCACATCGACTTTACATAATGGACCTTGTAAGAAGTGCTGTCACCTGTCGGTATTCACATCCAGGCTTCGCTTACGCAGTGCATCGAGCGCCATGCTGCCCAGGTCGATGTTGACCAAAGGCTGCTGCTTGTCGCCGTATTCCTCGTTCATCTTGCTGGCCAGCCAGCGCCTTGTGTCCACCCGCAGCTTGGCCACCTGCGCCTCTTGAGGGCTTGCGTTGTCGGCGATCTCCAGCGTCTGCTCGGCTAAACTCTGACCACCTCGCGTGCGTGCGCGTGCAAGAGCGGCAGCCCGTGCCTCTCCTCCTCTATCCACCCAATCGTAAAAAGCGGTGTGACTTATCCCCAGCGTCCGAGCCAAGCCCAGAACAGTTTCTCCCTGTGAGATCTTGTCAACTATGGCGAGTTCGCCACCAAACTGGTGGATCTTCTTGTTGACGTCTGAGGATTCTTTGCGTGCGATGGCTGCCTTTTCTTTAAGGGTTACTTGTCTTTCAACGATGTTGTCAGCCCACTCAGCCAGTGTGTTTGCTTTCGCCATTCAGATACCCCTTAATGATTTCAAAGCCTTCAGAGGCTGATCTGGCGACAACGCACAGATACCCTCTGTTGTTTAATTGCAACTGCAAAGCCTTTTGTTCTTTGCTCTGCTGCCCTGTTGCTGTTTTCATCTCCACAAACAGCCCGTGGTAACCCCCCAAAGCCTCCAGGACGCACAGATCAGGCATACCAGCCAGTACACCCTCACTGTGCAGCCTTACGCGCTCTGAGGCCGTTCTATCGCCTCCATTTGGTATTGAGGCAATGATGGTGTCTGGGTAAAACGCCCTGACCCGCTGCACCAGTTTGACCTGTTCAGTGTGTTCAATGCTTTTTCTTAATTTAGCCACCATGAATCGGATTCTACCGATGCAACAGGCTTGCTTGACTCCAAATGCAAATGGCATCGATGCTTGAGTTGGCTTGGTTGTGGCGAAAAGCCGGTGGCGGCGCAATAGGTTTCAGTCCAATGAATCCTCAACCATTTGCCCTTTTCC